GAAGCTATTTGAAGTAAGTTGTTAGGAATGGCAAGTCGTATATCTGCTGTTCCCATTTCTTTTTGAAGCGTCTTAACTGTATTGTTAATGTCACCACCAGTATGAATGATAACTCTACAATTATCCCGCTTCTCTTGAAGGGCGTTATATATCTTATGACCCTTCTTGATATGATCTTCTGCTTCTTGGAAGCATATATCATCGAGCTTATTGATAAAGTATTCAGGCCCATCTTGTTTACAGTCGAAGTTATCAAAGCTCTCGTTCCATTGTCTAGTCTTAGACAATCTACCTAGCTTGTTGCTGATACCTTCAGCAATATCGCTGACCTTCTGCAATAGCTTTGCTTCTACCATTGATTTAGACCTTACGAAGTTTAAATACTCATCATTTGCTTTTTTGAGTATCTTCAACTCCTTATCCACGCCACACGCCTTAGGGAATGACGCTTTGTTTTTTTGAGACAGCTTATCAGCTTCCACATGGATTTCTGATCTAACTGCTTTTTCCTTGTCGTTGAACTTGTCTCTAATTAACTCCTTAAAGAATTCAAGCTCGTTGCTTCTTATTGGTTTCATAACTATTGTCCTTTCTTTGTTATTAGTTATAGGATTATCCTACATTATTATTTATAGGATAAAATAGGACATACTGACGCACCGAGAGAAGAGCATGTGGGCGGGGCCCACCCAGAGGGGGG